TTGCACCAGTTGGTAAAATATTAAAGTCTAATTGTATAAATTCTGCTGTTTTAGCTGGTTGAATGAAAATAGTTCCTTTTAAAATATTTCTATCAATAATATCCGGAGTATTATTTGTTTCATCCATAACAACTTTAAAAATATACAACCCTTGCTTCTGTCTCACATCTTCCATATATGGATTCACAATATTTAAGAATCTTGTTCTTGTTTTTGATGTATTTTGTTCAAATATCAAATATCTTGAAGTTGATGCAAAGAATTTCTTCAATCTAATTAATAATCTTCTTACATTAATTCTATCTAATGCACTTGGTAATGCTTGTAATGTTTTTTGACCCCACACCACGAATCCTTCTGCTGGGAACCATGCGATTGGATTAACTCTACCATCATATAATGTATCTCTATCAGATTGTTTAAGAATATTATATACATCAACAACAGTTGCTAATCCACCTCTATTTAGACCTGCTGGAGCAAACCATTCATATCCAACTTTATCATTGAATGAAAATGCACTTGCAACCGAAACAGATGCAGGAACCCAAATGTATTTATTTAAATCCGAATCCAATATTTTTGTCCATGGATAATATGTGGCCGAATAGTTAGAATCGATTGTACTTACATCCTCAATAACGGTTGCTAAAGTAGTTGTAGTAAGTGGAGAACTATCAAATGGATAAAATACATCACCTCTTGTTTCAACCATATCAATTGCTCTTGTTACTAATGAAGAGTGTAATGATTTAATAACACCAGGAGTGAATAATAAATTAATATCATAAACATCTTGATTTTCCAATAATGTTAATGCTCTATTATATGCTCTATATCCTTCAGATGTGGCTGAACTCATATCAAATCCCATTGAATTGGCTGCAATAATATCAGAACCTAAATATTTTGGTTTTGCTGGATCCATGCCGCTAAATCCGCCTTGGAAAGGAATAATAAATTTTCTTGCTGTTAATGGAGTTGTATCTGTTGCAAATGAATTTCCACCGTAGCCAGATGCACTTACATGTACTGTTTCGTTATCTAAGTTAAAATCGGCATTCAATCCAGCAGCCGCAGTGCTTAAAAGAGGTTTTAAATATTCTTTATTATCAGTATTGATAAAGTCAAAATTAAATCCATAAAAAATCTTTTCATTGTATTCGCTATTATATTCTTGTGTTTTAACAAGAGAAGCAGTTGGAAAATAATATCCAGAAACAACTGCAGGCTCTTTTATTGCTCTAAATCCCCAAGGATTTAATGAAGCAGCAATTGATTTTGATTTAACATCTGCAGTTACTTCAACAATAATATAATTACTTTTATTTGAATAATCACCAGTATAAATTAGTTTTCCATTAGAATAAGTTGGGTATTTATCTCCAATAACTCTTTCAATATAATTTGGAGAATCAGGATCCAAATTTACATTGTTAAATTGTTCTAAAACTTTTAAGCTACGATCATTGTCAGAAATTTCTCTAACCATGATTGAAAATGTTCCATAATCAGTTCCTGCAATTTCTGATCCTTTTTTTACATTTAGAATAGAAACTTTAATGTTTTCATTAATATATTCACCATGTGAAATACTTCTAAATCTGAATAGGTTTGTTGCTAAACCACCAACTAATTGAGAAGTGATCCAAGGAGTGTATGCTGGTGCATATTCAGAACCAGAAAAATTCATATCACTTGTAACAACAAGTTTAATTGAACCAGAAAGATTAACCGATCCACTTGTTAATATCGATGAATTATAATTTGAAAATAATGAATATAGATATGCATGCTGACTTGATTTTGGTGATTTTCCAAAAATCTTTCCATAATAATTTGCATTTGAATAAAAAGGTGAAATCGTTGCACTTGATGATACCCCACCTGATCCAGAAAGAATCAAACTTCCTGTTAATGTCGTAAAATCAGCATAATCATTGCTTCCATCCAACGAACTTAATGTAAATGTTCCACCATCATATGTGGTAGTTGTATGATGAAGAATACCAACTACTCTTTCACCAACACTTGAACTTACAATAATCGCCCCAACATCTGTATGATTATATCCATCTAATCCCAATACTCTGGTTACTGTCATCGAAGAAGCATTCTTCAAATAATTTCTTACGGTGTATGGTACATATGAATTACCATCTGATGGTCCAAATTTTATGTTATAATCTTCGACCGATGTTATTGTTGTTGGGACAAATGCTTCACCTTTTGGTGTTGGACCAATAACTGCAGCTCCTATTTCATTAATACCACGTGGTAAATATGATTGGTCATTTTCGTTTGTAAAAACTGCAGGTGATACCATGCGTTCTGCCATTTTGTTCTCCTTATTTTAATTTTTTTATTAATTGATCTCACAGTTCTTCTTGAAATATATATCCTGAATTTTAACTTTTTTTAGATTTATTTCAACTATTTTTATTAAAAATTCCAGATTTAATATCGATTTCTCCATCACCATATTTCAAATTTAATTCATTAGCTAATTTTTCATTAGCTTGAAATAATATTTGCATTTCTTTTTCTAATTGTGATTCTCTTTCGTTTAATTCATCCCATTTTTTTTTAATCGGGATTTTCTCTAATTTTAACTGTCCAAATTCAATAATTTTATTATTGTATTCATCTTGTAGATTCTTAATTTTATCAATCTCATCTTGTGTTAACTTAATTTGTTCCATATGTTTTATTTGATTAGATTTTGAATTTTCCCACAACTTCGATTTCATCGGTGGCAGGATTTATAACATAATTAAATAAATCGGGATCAAACGTCATAATGATATCATCTCCCGATTCAGAAAAGTTTATTCCTTGAGGATCCATAAATTGACCATTTAGATAAAAATTAAAATCATTTTTGGTTGTCATTGGTAGAGGAAATGGTGCTCGTGCAAATGCCTGTCCTTGAAAAACAACATTCGTACTAGAAATGACATCCGCTGTTCGAGTAATACTAAGTTTTAAATAATCTAAGATAGATGTACTATAATTATAGACATTACTCATTAACAGATCTGAATGTAAAATATCTTCTGTTGTTAATCCTCCTGCAGGTAAATTATATGCATTCTCATTAACATTGAATGTTAGTTCTACTCTATTTAATGAAAATGATTTTTGAGATTTTTCGGCAATTTCTTTTTGAAGAACATCTGATATTAAATAACCATGAAGAATCAAACGAAATGATGTCTTAACGGCTCTATCTTGTCCTTCTTGTATTTCAACCGTTTGATCAAATGATGGCGCGGATGCGTAAAACTTAAATCTTTCATCCCCCCAATACGAGCCTTCCGCATAAGTAAATGCTTCAGATAATTTATTCATTTGTGAGATATAATCTGTCCACATAACGAAATTATATGTAATAGTAATATAATCTGGTACTACAACATTTAAAAATTCCATCTGTGGTTTAGCGTTTGAAAGAACAGAGAAAAGATCATAATTATTTCTTTCAGTATATTTCGAAGAAAATGTTTTGAAAATCTGAGGATTCATTGGAACCAAGTTTCGTCCTAAATTCCTATTTTTTTCATGACCTGATCGATTATACATAATTAATGGAACCATCAATTTATTTTTCTGATCTCTGAAAAATCCGTCTTTCTGTGTTGATTTCCATTTATCTGGAGAGCCAAAAATAACTGGTACATTAATCATTTTGCCATTTTCTTCAACTCTTGGTATAATTACATTATCTATGAAATATTTTATAATTTCATCGTGCTTATAAAGATCAAGATTTTTATTAGATAAAGTATCATCACTTCTTTTTGTTTGAAGAGAGCGATTTTCTTTTTTATTTAGATTGTCCTCGTTTTTAGCTTCGGTGGTTCTTAATACTTTATAGCTATTTGTCATCTTTATTCATCCCCAAATCTTGTTTCTTCAATATTCGGTCTATTTCTTCTTGTCATATGAGCTAGATAAATTTCTGATACATTCCATCCAAATTTAATATCAAGAGATTTATTTGTATCCGGATTGCGTTTCATAAAAAGTTGATTTTCGATTGGATGATCAATTTCCCAATAATGATTGTTCCATTCAATTAAATCACCTGCTTCAATTAAAACATTTCTATCTTTTAAATCATCACGTAAAAATGCAAATTTTATTTGCTGACCATAATCATATCCAAATTCACTATAATCAGATGATTGATCATCAGATTTTAATAAACATGGGATTCTAATAGGTTGATAATATGATTTAGAATCTGATTCACCATATAAATTAGATTTGGTTTCTTCATTTACTAATTTAAAAACATCAACTTCAATAGAGATTATATCATGAATTAATTCTCTATTTATGTTTCTAAAAAAAGATATATCTTTACCCGATCCGAATAATCCCATTTTCTTATGCTATATAAATTGGAAGAGGAATCTTCGATAAAACATTTTGAAGATGTTCTGCTTCATTCATTTGATTTTCCATTGATTTTACTCTTAATGTTTCTTCTAACATTCTTTTTAATTTATCAATAAGATCTAATTTTAATGTATCTGCATTACCTCTTAATGTATCTCCATCTAGAATAACTTCCGCATCAGGAACTGGAATATTTGAGTATTTTCCTCTAATATTTCCTAATGTTTGCATTACATTAGCATGTGCATAATTTCTTATCCATTGTCTTCCGGGTTCATTTATCAATCTATATGTGAGTTTTTGATAATTAACATCAGAAAAATCAGACATACTTTGTGTTGGAGTATTTATGCCATCATTGAAGAATACATTATCTCTTTCTTCTGATAAAACATAATCAAAATAAAGAGGAAAACTTCTCTGTGGAATAGGAAATATTTTTAAGATATTATTATTAAGTTCAAATGAATATGCCGACTTTCTTATATTCATACTCATTTCTAATTGTTGAATCCTTAATAAATCAGAATAGATTGGTGTCATTACATAATTAGTTGCATTTGGGTACCAACCAAATTCGTTTGCAATATTTTGTAATCCACCACCCATTCCAGAATATGGATCATAAAATTGCATTGCTGCTGGATATTGATAATGATGAATTCTAACAATATCTGCACCATCTGGAAGAATGGAACTTAAATCATAATTTTGAACACTTCCTGTTATTCTCAGTGATGATGAATACCAAGTAGCATCGCCTTTAGCTCCTACAATTGTTCCATATTTTTTAGAAAGAGATATTACTTTCTTTAAATTTCCTGCTATTGGGCGATTTTGAATGGTTGTATCAAGAGATTGTCCTTGTAGATAGTGTAAGTTATTAATGATATTATAATAGTTAACTTGAGCCCCATATTCATTAACGGCTTCTTCAAATGCAGCATAAAAATTTATATCATACAGTTCAATTTCAACTGTTGGATATCCCAATTTTCTTCCTGACCAAATTGCAAATTTTGGTGCATCAATTATAAAATTATTATCATTATCATAAAATCCAAAAGGAGTATTTCCCTGAACTGGTCTCGGGCTCTCATCCCAAACTTTTGCGTCTGCCATGCTATTTTATTTTTTTATAGTTGTTCATCCAATGGAATGCCTTCTGTATCTCCTTCTCCGTATTCCTCTTGTTGATTGTTCATTAATTGATTTTGTCTATTAAAGAATCTATTCTCTATTTCATCTTGATATTTATATTGAAATGTAGAATATTCGATCTTTTTTTGATATGCTTTTCCAGCGATTCCAGTTCCAACAAAAGTTGCTCCAGAACCAACACATGCAGCAACACCCAACAAGTCAATATCTGCTGCATTACCTGTTACGAGATTGTAAATGATATAAAATATAATTCCAACAATAAATAAACATCCGGTTATAACAGCGATTAAACTTAATAATCTCATTAAACTTTCAACTGTATCGTTTTCTAAATATTTTCCAATTAATTTAAAAAGATTTCGCAGTGGACTGAATAAAAAACCAAGCATCTTTTTCTCCTATATGTTTTGATTATTCTCTATTTATATGTTCATACCATGAGCCTTTATATGAAATAGTATTCGACGCCGCACCAGAAGTAATCTGAAAATAATATGTTGTATTTTGTTTTAAGATTATTTCTTCATCTCTTGTTATATTTCCTATTCTTTTACTTGCTCCAGCAGAATATGAATCGATTGTTGATCCAGTGTTAACAGCAGTCGCATTATATAATAATGTTAATCCACTTGTATTTGAGCTATTTCTGTCATTATTTATTGGAGTTATCGATGATCCACCTGTAATTCCCGATGCACTTTCGCAAAATTTGAGTGTGACTTTATCTGTTCCCTGGACAGTAAATGTCATATGTGCCCAAGAAGTTGAATCAGGAGTTGTTATGAAAAAACTTGCTGTAGCGCTGGATCCTAATATTTCATATCCACTTACAAAGTAATGACTTCCTCTATGAATTTCATGATGTGAATAATCAATTGTTTCAAGAGCCCAAGTTATCGAATCAAGTTTGACGATTCTATTATTATCATCTGTTATATAAAATCTATCATGATAATTCATTTTTATTCCTTTCTTTTTTTAAATTTCATATCCACGAACAAAAATACATATTGAAACAGGCGATGTAGACCATTAGTTTCTCTTAAATAAATTTACTTAAATAGTCAGCTAAATTCTTAGCCAATCTGATTTTATTTTCAAAATAATTTTGCATATCATTTTCGTTTGTTAAAAAACAAACTTCAATCAGAATATTTTCACATGGGACAGTCATCCAGAATAATTTTTTTCGTGGAGTATAACTTTCTGGTTTTACTCCTCTATTTTTAATTCCTAATGAAGTTGAAATAATATAACAAATTCCTTTTGCAATTGTACGTTCGAATTCAGTATTAATATCTGGAATAATAACTTCTGTTCCAGTTGCAACAAATTCAGCAGCATTAAAATGAATATCAATTGCTATATCAGGTTGTTTAACTAACCTTCTAAATAATCTTACAGTATCTTTTGTTACATTTGAATGATCATCTAGAATACAATTGATTCCTTTTTTCTTTAATTCAAATGCAATTTGTTTTCTTAGATCTTCTGCTAATTCACCTTCAATATATTTTCCAGAAATAGCTCCCCGATCTTGATCAGGGACATCACTATGACCTGCACTCAAAAATATTCTTCTCATGACATATAAATTTAGAATTTTATATAAATATCACAAGAAGATTATTTTTTAATGTTTTAAACAAATTTATTTTGAAAAAGATATAGAAAATGGGAAATGATTTCATTCCCATTAAAAAACATATTTTTATTTTTATCTAAAGTTTTTGCTAACCCATTGTTTTGCACTTTCAAGATCAATAAATTCAAGATCATCTTGTGCATTATTTGCTTTATTAAGAATTTCACCAAAAATTTCTCCGGGTTTAAATCCCATTTCGATAAGATGTCTTCTCATTAAAATATCTGTTCTTTTAGAACTACTAATTTTAAAATCTTTCGATAGATCAGAAATCATTTTGATTTTTTTCTAACTCTTTCTTTCATTTCAATCTCTGTTTCATTAATTGGAAATTTTCCAAGTGCATCTACCTCAATAACAAAAAGAATATCATCGATACATGTCGGAACAAGTTTTCTCGAAAGTTTTAGAAAAGCCGATTTCTGACTTTTTTCTTTTTCAATATGAAAAATAGTAACATGAAAAAGATGATTAGCAATTAGATTAATAATTTTAACTTTCATTAATTCTTTAATTCCAATTCTTTCGAGAACTTCAATTGCCATTTCAGCTTCAACTGATTCATGATTATGGCTCGTGATAACTTCACGATCATATTTTTCTTTAAACATTTTTTCAGTTGTTACCGCTTTTCCAATATCATGTAGAAGAATAGTCAATACAAGAATAGCTTTATCTTCACCCGTAATATTTTCTCTTTTACAAATTTCAATAATTTTTTGAAGAGCAAGCTTAGTATGATTTTCGACATTTCCTTCAGGATGCCAAATAGGATCTTGTTCGATATCTTTTAGAATGGCAAGTTTTGGAAGAAACCATTCAATACTAGCATTTCTAATAAAATCAAAAATTAATTCTGGATAATTTCCTTTGATAACCCACTTCATGAACTCTTCCGAAATACGTTTTTTGGACAAATCCCAAATATCAATTGACATCTTCTTCATAGCCGATTTAGTCATATCCGAAATAACAAATCCAAATTTCGACTGAAATTGCATCGCTCTAAG